AATCCAAACCGCACAGGTCAGGATAGTGCTAGATCATTAGCACAAAGAGGCATGCAGTCTAAAATGAATGTTCAAGAATTAGCAGAATTTGTTCATACATTTTATGACCGTGAATCAGGCACATTCCCCAAAGGCCCAGAAGGCGTTGCTATTATGGTAGGCAAGAAGTTTGGTGAACAAGCAGAAATGGTTGCTCGCAAAATGGTAGAAAGAATGGCTCCACAACAGCAAGATCCGCAGATTGCAGAACTTGCTCGTATTAGAGAACTTGCAGGCTACTAAAATTTAATATCAACTAGATTGGGCACTTAGGTGCCCTTTCTTTTGGCTAAATTGATTGTCAACTAACTTGTGGGCTACAGCGTTATATATATGTAGGGGTAGAAATTCCTACTTAACCAAAAGGAAACTTTAAAATGAAATCAGTAATCGCAATCCTCGCTACCGTGTTCGCAGTATCAGCATTTGCACAAGCACCTGCCAAGAAAGAAGAAGCCAAACCAGCAGCACCTGCCGCTACAGCAAGTGCTCCAGCACCAGCCAAGGTTGAAGTTAAGAAGGAAGAGAAAAAGCCTGCAAAAAGTGACAGTGCAAAGAAAGACGCACCTAAAGCAGACGCAAAGCCAGCCGCTACGCCAGCAAAGTAAATTTGATTTAGAAGATAGTGACCTCATAATAGACGATGAGGTCACTTATGGTCGTAATCGAAGAAGTGCAGAGTTTGGTCAGTTAGTAGAAGACGAACTATCGGACTATGTAAAGTTTAGATTATGGCTAGCTAGACAAATGGCTTTGGCCAAATATATTAAAGTCCACGGTTAAGCCCTGGGCTTTTTTATTGGCAAAATAAAATATTATCCAATTCAAATTAATTATAAATATCTACCTTAGGCACACAAAGGTACATTATGGATAGATACAAAGACTTAGAACAGCTCATAACACAATTTAGGCGCACAATACCAGAAGATGCTAGATACACAGATAGACTAGCAGAAGAATTAGAACTAATTAGAGATCAAAATTTTAGCAAACATTTTTTAAGAGTGCGCGAAATACTGGATCTCACTACCGACATACCACATATCACTAGAGGCTCAGCTGGTTCCAGTCTTGTATGTTGGCTTATGGGTATTAGTGATCTAGATCCTGTAGCAGAGGGCATACCTATTGCTAGATTCATGAATCCCAAACGCGATGACTTGCCGGACATCGATTTAGACTTCCCACATTGGCAACAAGAAACAGTAATGAATAGAATATTCAAACGCTGGCCAGGCCAAAGTGCTCGAGTGTCTAACTATATCATGTATAAAGAAAAATCAGCTAGGCGAGAAGCTGCCAAGCGTATGGGTGCCAAGGGAGTACTTAAACGCAACTTTAAATTTAATGATGTGCTACCAGAACAAGAAATTGCCGAAGCAGAAAGAATCACAGCCAAGTTGATGGGCAAGAAACGCTGCATCAGCAAACATTGTGGCGGAATCATTATCTTTGATCGAGCAGTTCCCAAGAGTTTGATCAATCAGACCAATCAAATCCTGCTGGACAAAAATGAGTGTGAGGATCTCGAACACTTCAAGATTGACATACTGGCTAACAGAGGTCTTAGTCAACTGTGGGAAATAGATCAACGACCGCTAATGGACTATCCTGAATACGATGAAGCTACCAGTCGAATACTAGAGCAAGGCAATGTGCTGGGTGTGACTCAAGGAGAATCGCCAGCCATGAAACGATTGTTTCGAGCACTGCGAGTAAAAAGTCGTAGTGACTGCACACTGGCCACTGCATTGATTAGACCAGTAGCCACCATGGGTCGACGCAAGGCCAGTGCATTTCAGGACTGGAGCAAAGACAACTTCGACGACACCATTGTGTTTGAAGACGATGCCATTACGTTAATAGCAGATATTCTAAAATGTGATATGTATACCGCAGACATGTGGCGTCGTGCATTTGCAAAAAAAAATGAAGAAAAGATTTTTGAGTTCATGCAATTGATTGGCGATCATCCCGAGAGAGACAGTGTGTTGACTGCACTTAGAGAACTAAGTCACTTTGGTCTATGCCGTGCCCATGCTACCAACTTGGGCAGATTGATCTGGGCCTTGGCCTATCAAAAAGCACACAACCCTAAGGCATTTTGGGCAGCAGTGCTGAAACACTGCCAAGGCAGCTACAGTCGTTGGGTTTACTGGCAAGAGGCCAAATTAGCTGGTGCTGTGAATAGTTTTGGTGAAGGCGACGAGTGCAGTGAATTAGTTCGCACCGGACGTTGGAGCAGCGAACGATTTATTCCAGCCTGTCAAGAAATAAGGCGTCCGGGCGAAGTTGAATTCTTAGGGCTAGTGGCTAACTATAGAGTATTCAAGAGTGGTCCAAAAAATTACATGACCTTTGCAACCATAGGCACTGGCAATGGTCGCTATTTGGATGTCATGCTGAATCATGCTATCAGTTTCCACGATCAACCAATCTTGTGGGGTAAAGGTAAATTGGACTATACAAATCGCAGTGAGTGTGTTAAAGTATACAAGAGTAAGAGATTAGATATCAAAGACATTGAACACATTACATAATGGCTAGACTACACATATATCCCCACGCTGAACCACAAGAAGATCTCGTGATAGTAGCAGATCCTTCTGCGTTACGAGCATTGGCTAACGCCATGCTCAAGGCAGCACAGACAGTTCACGGCTTCCAGCGTGTAAAATTACATACCAGTGATGGACACGAATATCATGCAATGATTGTTTCCGGTGTGCAAGAATCAGAATGGCAGACTGTGTCTCCTGCATATCGCGGAGCAAATTTACCTACACTATCTGTGTTGGAAGATTATGAGTCTTTGAAAAAAGAATTGACTCAAACTAGATCAACCATCAGTTCTTAACCGTAGATATGTTTGGTAAAATACTAAACAAAAAATTATCAATAATCATTGACCTTGCTAAATAAAAAGCGCATAATAACATATGTGCATAAGGCATATAAACATTTTAGGCATAACATAGGAGGCATTTAAAATGGCAACTCTCGCAGAAATTCGTGCAAAACTTCAAGAAGCACAAGCAAAGTCCACAGGACAATCCACCGGCGGTGGAGACAACGCAATTTACCCACATTGGAATATGCAAGAAGGCAAGGAAGCGGTTATCCGTTTGCTACCTGATGGCAACTCTGCCAATACATTTTTCTGGGTAGAACGAGCAATGATCAAATTGCCGTTTGCAGGCATCAAAGGTGAAACAGATTCACGAGCTGTACAAGTACAGGTTCCTTGTGTTGAAATGTACAACGACGGTACAGCTTGTCCAATTCTTACAGAAGTTCGTGGCTGGTTTAAAGACAAGGCTCTGGAAGAAATGGGCCGTAAGTACTGGAAAAAGCGTTCATACATTTTCCAAGGCTTTGTTGTTGAAGATCCTATCAAAGAAGATAGAATTCCAGAGAATCCTATCCGTAGATTTATCATTGGTCCTCAAATCTATCAAATTATCCGTTCAGCATTAATGGATCCAGAGTTGGAAGAATTGCCAACTGACTATATGCGTGGTGTTGACTTCCGTATTGCTAAAACTAGCAAAGGTGGTTTTGCTGACTACTCTACATCAAAGTGGAGTCGTCGTGAACGTGCAATTGCTGATGCAGACAAGGCAGCTATTGAGCAATTTGGCTTGCATAATCTCAGCGATTTCTTGCCCAAGAAGCCAACAGACGTTGAGCTCAAGGTCATGAAGGAAATGTTTGAAGCATCAGTCGACGGTGAAGCATATGACCTAGAACGTTGGGGTCAATACTTCAAGCCAGCAGGTATGGGTCAGGCCACAGGGGATCCCAACAAAGCTGTCGCACCACGTGCCGCAGTGGCCGCTCCAGTAGCAGCAGCCGAAGAAGATGCTCCTTGGGAAGAGTCTGCTACTCCGGCAGCAAAGCCAGCATCAGCAGCACCCGCTGGTGAAAGTGCAAGTCGTGCGCAAGATATTCTTGCAATGATTCGCAATCGTCAAAAGTAAAATCGTTTATAGAGAGTACGGGAATCCCGTACTCTCTATCCATTTAAAGAGAACAATATGGCAAAAGCATTCGACATTTCAAAATTTAGAAAGTCCATCACTAAATCTATTGAAGGGTTAAGTATTGGCTTCAACGACCCAACTGATTGGGTTAGCACAAACAACTATGCATTAAACTATCTTATCAGCGGATACTTTGATCGAGGTATCCCGTTAGGCAAGGTTACTGTGTTTGCAGGCGAGAGTGGCGCAGGAAAATCATTTATCTGTTCGGTTAATCTAGTCAAGAATGCACAGGCACAAGGCATTTATCCTATCTTGATTGATACAGAAAATGCACTAGATGAAAAATGGTTACACGCTCTTGGCGTTGACACAGGCCCGGACAAGTTGTTAAAACTCAATATGGCCATGATTGACGATGTGGCAAAGACTATTACAGAGTTCATTGCAGAATACAAAACAATGGATGAGGCAGAGCGTCCTAAGATCTTGTTTATCATTGACAGCTTGGGTATGTTGTTGACTCCCACAGACGTTAATCAATTCCAAGCAGGTGACATGAAAGGTGATATGGGCCGTAAACCTAAAGCACTAACAGCACTAGTTCGTAACTGTGTCAATATGTTCGGCGCCTACAACATTGGTATGGTATGTACCAATCACACATACGCTAGTCAAGATATGTTTGATCCAGACGATAAAATCTCAGGTGGTCAAGGTTTTATCTATGCAAGTTCAATTGTGGTTGCTATGCGTAAATTGAAATTAAAACTTGATGCTGATGGTAATAAGACTACAACTGTTCAAGGTATTCGTGCAGCCTGTAAAATTATGAAAACACGTTATGCCAAGCCGTTCGAAAGTGTGCAGGTTGAGATTCCTTACGAAACAGGTATGAGTCCATACAGTGGATTGGTTGACTTGTTTGAAGCCAAGGGGTTACTCAAGAAA